TGTGGACCATTATTGTTTTGCCCAACTATATTGGTATCTAGCTAAACTTGGTCAAGGAAGTGGCTCCTATATTAGTGAGGATTTTAAACTACCTGCTCCTATTCTAAGTAAGAGCGACGGTGATTACGTTAATTTAAAAGAAACCTTAGACGCAATACAAAATTATGATAACAACTATTAATTTAAGCGAGGCAGACGCTGTGCTCTTTGCAGAGTTTAGAAAGTATCAAGACAACTTTCAGTTTATGGTTGAAAATGGTGTCTTTGATATGAAAAACGGAAAAATAACACTAAACTTTGATAATACCGGCAACCTGCTTGTCATAGAAAAGATACAGCAATTTAGGAGGGCTTGTTGACAAATATATATTTGTGATATAATAAAGCTATCCTAACCAGACACAAAAGGCGGATTACATCGTAATTCGTTTTTTATTTATATATGAAATTCTTTTTTGAGAAATTTAATGATTCAGAATTAGTTAACATTATTAACAATCGCTATACATCTAGTGATAGTATTTGGGAAACAATTAAAAAGGTTTATGAGAAGAACGTACAGTATTATGACTGTGAGATTAATGATAAGGAAAAGATGCCGGAATACTTACGTAGAATACCTAAAAAGTATCACAAAACACGTTCTAATCGTATCTTCCGCAACGTTGAATCAGTTATCAATGCTTTAATTGCTAACCCACCTAAACCTAACTTTATTCCTAATACTAACTCACCAGAAGCTATCGAAGTGGCTACAATCCACGAGAAGTTTTTCTCCAAGAAATACGAAGATAGAAACGTTAAAGAACAATTAAGAAAGGCATTGAGAAACCTATACTTTGGTCGTCTATTGGTCATAAAGGTATTTTGGAACGCTAAGATTAATGACTGGGATACTCTTTCTCTTGACCCTAGAAAAGTTAGAATGGCACCAAATGCTACAAAAGAAGAAGAAAGTGACTTTGTTATTGAAGACGTTGATGATAAGTTACAGAATGTTATTAATAGATTCTCTGAAAAAGGTGATGAATTGGCTAAGCTATTTGGATTTAGAAGTAAGGACGACCCTGAAATAATGATTAAGAATACAACTATCACTTATCAAGAGTGCTGGCTTAATGATTCTGTTGTATTTAGATATCAGAACATAATCCTTGGTAAGAGTAAGAACTATTATTGGGATTGGGACGGACTTAAAATTACCCAAGAAGAAGCTGATTCACTTGCTCCTTTATTTGGTGAACAGAAAGCAGAAGCTATTAGGAATTTACAAGAGAGCGAAGACAATGAAGCGTCTTACTTCTTTAACCACTTTGATTACCCTAGAAAGCCTTACATTTTCGCAACAGCTTTAAATAACGAGAATACTCCAATCGGTAGAACTGACTTTATCTCCCAAGCAATTCCACTACAAGAATCACTAGATAGACGTAAGACTCAAATTGATAGAAACGCTGAGATAGCTAACGGTATTATTAAGGTTGATGATAAGTGTATGACCAAAGCGGAAGCACAAGCAGTAGCTTATGAAACAAGCGGTGTTATTTGGGGTAAAGACGTTTCAACCGGTGTTGTAAGAGAGACAGGTCAAGCACTACCACAATACATCTTTGAAGATATGCAAGACTCTCGTAATGAGATTGACAATATAATGGCTGCTTCTTCTGCCTTTAGGGGTGAGAGAGAAGGTACTGAAACAAAAGCTGGTCGGCTTGCTCTTATTCAACAGTCATATCTTGCTTTAAATGAATTGATACAGGTTGTTGATTATGTTTGTGCTGAAATGTTTAACTGGTTCTACCATTTAGGCAAGCTACGCTACACAGAAAAGCACTACGCTAAGTATTACGGACAAGATAAGGCACTAGAAGTGATTGAGTTGACTAGAAATGATTTACAAGACGGAGCAGATATTAAAGTAATCCCAGGCAAGACATTACCGGAAGATGCACAGTTTAAGTTTGAAAGAGCTCAAGAAGATATTAAAAATGGTGTTATCTCACCTATTGAGTATCTTAAAAATGCTGGCTATGACGACCCAATGGACACAGCAAAGGGTAATGAACTTTATAAATTGAACCCATTAAAGGCAACGGGGGTGAGCGAAGAAGAAATGGTTGAATACGCTCCAGCACCACAAGTACCAATGGAAATGCCAACGGAACAACCAATGGTTTAGAGTATAGATGATTCCACCTTTAATGGTGGAGACATTTATCCTTTAATAGACCAAGCAATTATATTCCAGTCATTTATGACCAAGTTATATAAGGGGCAGTCAAAAAATAAGTATGGATATTGAAAATCAAACACCGGTAGCTGCACCAGATGCAGAGGTAACTGAGCCTACTACGGTAGAGCCTGAAGCCCCACAAGAGCCTCAGGAGATAGTTAATCAGGAACAGGCACCAAGTGAGCCTGACTTGTATGATTTACCAGATGGAAGAAAGGTTGATGGACAGACCTTAGCTAAGGAATGGAAAGAAAACTTTTTACCTGACTATACAAGAAAATCACAAGCACTTTCAGAAATGAAAGACAAAACAACTCCAACGGAGAAGAAACCGTGGGAAGACGAGACTTGGGTTCCAAACTCTTAGATAGAGGTAATTGAGATAGCTGAGCAAAGGGCTATTGAAAAGATTAAAAGTGAACAAGAACAAGAACGTCTGTACCGCAGTCAGTTAGAGTCGTCTATTAACTCAGAGATAGAAGAAATAAAGAAAATTGACCCTAGTGTTAATGAAAACTCCATCTATCTACACGCTAACAAGTTTGGTTTTACGAGTTTGACTAAGGCGTATGAAAATATGCAGGAAATTAAAGGAGTAGAGCAATCCACAGAGCAAAGAGTGCTTAAAAACATTCAAAGCCGTGGTGCTGAACCAGTTAATACTGGTGGGCAACCAAAACAAGCAAGTGATGGTTCAATAGACTTTAACTCTATAAACAATGAAAGTCCGTTAGAGATGTTACGAAGATTAACATCTAAATAAATAAAATTATGTCAGCTTTTAATGCGGTAGTGACTACAATCACTCGTGAGAAAATCGTTCCTAAAGTGTACGACACAATCTCAAAAGGCTCTCCATTATTGTTACAAACCTTGCGTAATGCTAAAGAATGGAAATCAGGTTTTGAATATCAAAACATTTACAAATATCGTCAACCAACCAATGGTGGCGTAGTCGGTTTAACCGATAAATTAAACACAACTCAAGAAGTTACCCGAGTAAAAGGTGCTTTTGACCCTAAGATGGCTGCTTTCCCAGTAACTATCGGAACTGTTCAAGAAGTATTAAATATGGGTGATGAAAGAGTATTAGACTTGGTACAAACAGAATTTGACAATGAAGCTCAGGCTTTAATGCAATCAATGGCAGACCAATTGTACAACGGTACAGGTGCTGGTAATGACTTCAACTCTCTTGACCAAGCTGCTGATGACGGTACTAACTACTCAACCTACGCTGGTTTGTCTCGTACAACCTATCCTAGTTTGAAAGGTTATTACTTAGCTTCAGGTGGTTCTTTGACTTTGAATAAGATGGCTACTGGTTATGATAACGTAGAAGTTGGAACAGAATCTCCAACCCATATTATCACCACAAAATCTTTGTGGTCTGTATATGAATCTTTGTTATCCCCAACCGTTCGTGCTGGTTATCAAACATCAGGATTCCCTACAATGGATTCAATGGGCTTAATCTCAAAGACTCCAGGAATGGGTGGTCAAGCTGGTTTCTCAGCTTTATGGTTCCGTGGTACTCCAGTTTTGAAAGACGAACAATGTCCTTCAGGTCGTATGTATTTCTTAAATACTAACTACTTTGGATTTAAGGGTGTTGACTTGAGTAAAGCAGAAGGTTATGAAACTTTGAACTTCAAGAATACCAGCGATGGCGTTCCTGCAGGTGTTCCAGGTCGTGTTCCTTCAACTCGTGGTTTCAACTTCCGTATCTTCCAAAACCCAGTAGACCAATTTGCTAAGGTAGCACACGTTGCTTACGTTGGTAATTTTATTTCTGAAAACCCACGTCTACAAGGACAAATTAGAGGTTTAACGGCTTAATAATTAATTAACCTTTAAAAGGTTTAACACAATACAATTATGAGTCTAGAAAACTATATCCCAGACGTAGCCTACAACGGAGTTAATACAGCTAAAGATATTACTGCTTCCGGTACAAATACTTTTAGTGGAACTACTAAAGCAACAGGTGCTGTTAGACTTGGTACAACTGCTTTGAATACACCTATCTATGGTACAACCTCAACTGTAATTGATGCACAAAATGGTACCCCTACTATTGCTCAATTACTTGGTGGTATTATCAGACACAATTCAAAAACAGGTGCTGGTACTTTAACAACCCCAACAGGTGCTGAATTATCCGCTGGTATCGCAGACGTTGCTGTAGGTTATACCTTTGATTGTCTATATGTTAACTATGGCAACCAAACAGTCACAATTACCCCTGGTGCTTCTGGTGTTACCGTAACTGGTACAGCAGCTATCACTACTGGTAAGAACGCTTTAATGCGTTTTGTTAACACAGCCGCTAATACTTGGATTGTATATCCAGTATTTGGCTAACATTTAATTAATCTAGCGATGCTAGAAAATTGGCGAAAGGTTAAGAGCCT